TTCTAGCTTTTAATACTGTAAACTTAACCCAAACACTTACAGGATCATTAGGCTCTTTTTCCTTTTGATAATCTTCTATAGCTTTTATTGTTTCTTCTCTTGCTCTAGTTAGTCCTAGTTTTTTAGGAGATTCATCTGTTATTGCAAGTACACCTGATGTAACACCCTGATAACCATAAAGTGTTTGTTCTTTAAATTGGAAGTATAGATCATCTATTGGAGTGCCATCCTTGACTAATGTTTGCTTTACAGTAACAAGCATAGCTTTATCATCGCTGTTCTTGTCTCTATCTACTCTAAATTCATAATCTAAAGCTGCTGGTAATACAGAACTTCCTCTTGCCCTACCATTACTACCATGTCCAGTATGATGCACTATAACTATTGTTGCGTTAAATTCTTCTTTAAGTTCATCTACCCTTTGTATAAACTTATTCATATCCTCTGTTGAGTTCTCATTGAGTCCATAGTTTCTAGCTAATGTATCTATTATAATCATACCAATACCATTATTATCTGCTTCAATATCTCTGCAAACATTTTGCAACATAGAAAATTCTTCATCATCTCCTATTCTTGAACCTCTATTTGAAACTAATAATGTATTATCACTAATACTTATATTATAAAACTCTTCATACGCTTTAACTCTACGACCTACTCCTATAAAACCCTCACCTGCAAGATAAAGTACAGTAGATGGTTTTGTATTAAATCCATAAAAGTCTTTACCTGAACTTACAGCACAAGCCATAGCTATTGCTAGAAAAGACTTACCTGATTTAGGTGATCCAAAAATAGACATAACTGTACCTCTCTCACATATTCTATCTACCATCCAATCAGGTTCAGTAAGATTGTCCATAATCTGATTTACACTTTGAAAGTATAAAGAACCTCTTGGTGGTTTTAATTTGTTTTGTTTTATATAAGTTACAAGATCATCTGATGATTTAAAATAATTATTTGTATATGCATCATACAAATCATCTTTATCTGCAAATTCTTTTGGTGGATGTGTAATAGAAACAATACATCCATTTTGTTTTAAATGTCTTGCTATTGCATTTGCACATTTCTTACCAGCATCATCATTATCAGGAAATATGTAAACCTCTCTATTATAAATCTTAGACCAATCTGCTTTATCCCAAGCGTTTACTCCACCATGCCAAGTGCAACAGTCATACTCGTATATTTGCTGACATCCCAAAAGAGCCTTTTCACCCTCATTGATAATGACTGGTTTATCCAAATGTTTTTCTTCTATATAAATGGGTAAAGTACCTTCAGGTCTTTTCATTGACCAAGAACCATCTGTATTTAAAGTAAATGGTGCATACTTTTGTTTTATATAATGATCATCAGCAAATCTTAAAACCATAAAATTATCAGCATACTTTACTTTTATTTCTGCTTCTCTATATAAATTAATCATTTGATCTCTAGTGAATGACCTAGCACCACTTTTAGGAACACTAGGGGATGTTCCATTATTGGAGGAGTAATTATGTTGTGGTGCTAAGTCATAACCATACTGCTTTAATATTACTGCAACATCTTTGTTTAAATGTTTTATAAGATCAACAATACCACCACCTGTATCATTTTCAAAATCATACCAAGTAGCATCATTTAGATTGAGAACTAAAGAACCTTTTGAACCCCATCTATATTCTGTTGATGTAGTTGTTTTAGGTTCTCCTAATAATTCTTTTGCTACTTCAGGTGCTATTCTTTGCCAATCTATGCTTTGCATCAAAAAGGTATATCATCATCTGTTAATAAATCATTATTGTCATTGATCTGCTTATTAACCAAATCAGATAAACCATTATTAGGTGATTTAACATCGTTATCGTTTTCATCTTCATAGTACCAACTAGGTATAACAAATTCATTTGATCTTGGTGCAAACTTAGCAAACTCAAAACTAAGTTCACTTGATTGTCCCAAACCTACCTGTAGCTTTTTAGCACCTGTAAATTTAACAACTGGAAGTAAATTACCATTGTTATCTTTTTCATTCCAAAACAAAGCAAGTATTTTATTAAATGCTTGTGTTTCTGCAAATGTCATATTTTGCCATAGCAAAGGTCTTGATAGTCCTTGTGGTAACACCCAAGCTGAAAAAGCTCTTTTATAATCTTCTTCAGGTTTAGTTCCCATAACTCCAAACTGTTGATCCCAAACAAAGTCATAACCTGATACTTGTTTGTAACATCCCCAACCACTTAAAAAAGTAGCTGGATCAAGTTGTAGATATTGAAACTCTATAGGATTATCTCCATTATAAAAGCTCATATCTCCTGTTTTCCATTTTAAATAGGGTGATTCTGCACCACTACTCATTCCACCTAATATATCCATATATACTCTCCATTAATGTATTGTTATATCAATACTGTTTAAAAAATCAATTTCAAGATTAGTGTAATTTCTTGCCTTGAAGCTGACATAATCTTCATCGTTTATGATTCCTAAAAAATCACAAGCAATATTTATTCTATCAAATCGTTCTCTGCAATAATCATCGAACTCATTTTCTAGCATAAAACTCTCAACATCCATTAGCCTTTTGTAAGATTTCATCCATATTCTCGCAAAGGTCTATCAATGGACACATTAAAGTAATTTTGTTTGATCTTGGAACATCTGACATCAACCAAGCTGGAACTATACATTGTACTTTTTGCCTATCATACTTCCATATTAATATAGGTATGTATTTATCACCAGCAGCTTCTAGTGTTTGTGTCCACCAATTATTTCTAGGCATATTACTCCCTGATTTATACCTCTTACATTCTATCGCTATGTTGTCTAAATAAATGTCTGCTTGTCCTTTTTGTTGGTATTGATCTAAATTTCTTTTTACTCTTTTATCTATATTCTTTGATTCAAAATAATCATTAATTTTATTCACAATATATCTTTCAAATGCAGCACCTTTATTTCTACTGTTGACTGGCATTTAAAATCTAGGTGCAAATAATTTTACTAAAAGTAAATATTTTTTATGAGAAACAAATTCAAGATGTTTCAGTTTCTTTATCTTCTTCATAAGAACATACTCCTAATTTTAATAAAAGCTGACTAGCAGACTCTATGCTCATATTATTCTTTGCAGCAAATATTTTGATCTCTGTATGTAAATCAGTTGGAATCCATAGTGCTTTTTTGTAATTATCTTCCATATAAACTCTCCATATAAATATTAATATTAATATGACTTTATTACCATACTAGATTAATAGTTTCTTGCATTTCTCCTATAATCAACATAAGGGCATAAGATAAACTCTCCAAAACACCTAAATACTCTCATATATCTAATTGCCCTTTTAATTCTTTTAAAATATGACAAATAATGTCAATGGTCCAACCATCACCCAAAACATCCGAGGCCTGTCTTTCTGACAAAATTTTAGTATAACCGACTGGTACTGTTTGTAGTTTTTCCATTTCATTTTGATTTACTGTTCTGACAAAACCTGTATAGTTAGGATTTTCAAAAATAAGTGTAATCATTCCAGTTGTTTTGTATCTGTTTAGTAGATATTCTTGATTTTTTGATGGATACCATGAATTTCTATTCAAACACCTTGCTTTTGGTAAATTTGTATAACCATCATCTAATATTGTTTGTAAATAAATATTTTTGTTTGCTGGTTGTTTTATGTTTACAGATTTATAACCAAACATATCTTCTGATGTTTTTATATTTGTCCAATATAATCTATCTCTTAATTGTGCGCTAACTTTAGAACTACATATCCTAACAGGAAAAACATTTAATTCTTTAGATAAATCACCATAAGATTGATTGTCCATAATCACATTTTCTAACAGCCAAAATTTTGGATTTGTTTCTTCTTTAATTCTAAGAAACTCATAAAATAAAGAACTTTTTTTACCTTTTAAACCATCTCTAATATTGTTTGCTCTTGAAAAATCTTGACACGGCGAACCAGCAAATAGTAAATCAATAGGTGGTAATTTTTCACCTTTTAATTTAGTTATATCACCAACTTGTATTGTGTCTGGAAAATTAAAGTTTGTAACTTCAATAGCACATTTTTTTATTTCACTTGCAAAGTAATTATCTACTTTATAACCAAGCCTATCCAATGCTATTTGCCCACAACTCATACCATCAAATAAACTTAATACATTCATTTAGTTTCTGCTTTCTTGATCGTTAATGTCTTACTTCTAATCTCATAAGCATCTTTGGGTGGCACTATCTTTTCAGGTTGTGCTTTATACTTTCGCATCTTCCAATGTACGATGTATTCACCAGTCCTACCAATAGATGCATTACCCATTTGATCCATGATATGTGCTGATAGTTTTTCTTTCATAACACCAAGATTCTTAATCATGTCATTAGTTTGTTCTAATTGCTTGATAAACTCTACTGTATCTTCAGGTAGTATTTTTGTTTCATCATTTGCGTTTGGATATTTTATATGTGCATCATTTGTAACTTGTGGAGTGTAGTAATCTTCTTCATCTATTCTTCTATTAAAATCAATAACTTTATCAGCAAGTTCTTTTTCAAACTCGTAGTCTTTTGGTATGACATATATTCTAAGATCAGTTGACTGGTAAAGAATTATCAAGATACCTGCATCTGCTTGTGTCGTTGACATAGCAGCTTTGAGTTGCAAAACACCTAACCAATCAGGTGGTATATCTTCAGGATAAATACTAGTACATTTAACTTCAATTGGCGTGATACCATCAAGATATATTTCAGAGCTATCTAGTGTCCATATACCATTGTCTGCATCCTCTTTTACTGTAAGCTGACTAGGATATGCCATACCATCTAATGATCCTTCTAATGGCAACAAAGGATGTATTACTTTTTCTGTAATCTTATCTTCATATTGCTTTATACCTAGTCTTTTCATACAT